CTTTGTTACATCAATCTGATGTCTTATCAGATGGCTTTGGAAGAGTATCTAAATGAAGAACTCGATCCCAAAGATCTCCCCGTATTAATTAACGGCGACGATATCTTGTTTAAGACAAATGACGATTTTTACGAAGTATGGAAAAAGTGGGTTGCACGAGTGGGATTTCATCTATCGCTTGGAAAGAATTACATTCATAAGAACATATTTACGATTAATAGCGAATGTTATAGCTATAACCGTAAAAGTAATTCTTTTAGCCGTCACGAATTCCTTAATTGTGGCTTGCTCATTGGAACAAGCAACAAAACAGGCAGACGAAATGTCCGTAACCTTCCCCTCTGGGATCTTTTTAATAAGACACTAGAGGGGTCCCAGGATCAGAGTAGAGCCAAGAGACGCTTTCTACATTATCATATAGACAAAATAAAGTACTATACGAGAATGGGAAGGCGACCTGGGTTCTTCAACCTATTCCTACCTACTCTACGTGGAGGTTTAGGTTTCAAACTCTGGGATTCACCAGAAAAGTGTGACATCAAGGTAACGAGAACTCAAAGAAAGTTCGCGACATTGCTCGATGACGAGTTTTGTGAATCGGTCAGGGAGAATGACGTACCAAAAGGCCTAGCCTTAGGTTTAGTCAGTAAGAAGGAGCATGTAAAGAACATAAAGCTCCCCACCAAATGGTGGCACCCCGTCCTCGAATCACAGCCCGCGATAGGGCCTTTAGAAGAAAACGTGTTTGCTTACCGGACCCCCATCTGGAGAATGCCAGCACTAACAAGTTCGTACGATATCGATAATCACGACTACCGCGTCAGAAAGCCTGATAAGCTTTATGCCGGTATGAAGGTTAAAGGTATCGAAAAGTATAAGAAATACTTGGAAATTGACGGTGAAACGAAAGTGTTTCACTCGATTCCCGAACTCGAAGGTGATGAAATATTCCAATGGGGAAGGAGACTCTGTAGAAGAAGAATAAACCAACGTAAGTCAGAAATGATTGACGAAACAACTGGAAAATTCACTTCAGAAGGAATCTCAGGCCTGGCTAGCCTTACAATCAACAATACAGCCATGGGGTTCATGGACTTAAATGGTCCAAAAAAGGTGGAACAAGAGGAAAGGTGGTAATCCTGATACCAGTCATTGGAGAATATTCTCCGAAGACTGAGGAACAGGTGCCTCCTGTGAGTGCGTAATACTATACAATCTGTATTACACAAGTCTCGAAAATTGTGTTCAATTCTGTCATAAGCAGCCAACGGATGTCGTGCGTTCAGGATATGTGTAAAATCACGGATAATTCATTATCCCTGATTATGCATGGCTCCTAGCCGCATAGAGATTACCCAGATCCGAAAGGATCAAAAGTAACGACTAGGCGAAGTAGTGGTCAATATACAAGATATACTGTCCCACGGCTAGACTCGTTCATCTGTTGCGAAACCTGATTATAATTGCAGGTGATAGTTAATCTTAATCGTAACTTACTGTGAACTGATGCTAAATTGAACATAATTTTCCAGATTCGGTCCTCCCCAATTCCTTAATACTTCCTTGCTAAATTGTCGGTATACAATCTCTACGACATAAATGCCAAGAGACTGCACGGATCAGCCGTTCTTAGGGGCTAATACCTCGCTTCAGCGGTGACCATGGATGTACAGTCCCACACTCGTCAAGTGTGGTATCCCATACGAAACATGACAAACCAAAGCAAACAACCTACCCAGGCAAAACCTGGAAGACCCAGAAAGGGTAAGAAGCAAAGAAATAACGTCGTTAGAGCACCCATTGCCCAGAACCAAAGTTCTAGCAACGGGGGTAAAAACCGATCGCGATACAAAAAGAAAGAACGTGTCGCGACGATAGTCGGCTCTAAGGAGTTTAAGATCCAAAAGAAGATCTATTTAAACCCGGCGCAAAAGGAATCATTTCCATGGCTTAGCACTCATGCTTCGCTGTATGATAAGTATGTCGTCCACAACATTAGGTATATCTACCGAAATCTTGTGGGGACAGCTTCATCAGGAAACGTCATTCTATCGACTGATACCGATGCGTTAGACTCCCCCCCTTCAACTGCCATTGAACAATGTCAGTCGTGCACCTGGAAAGATGGTGCACCCTGGAGAATCTTTGATATGAAGGTCAGAAATGACCGGATCAAAAGATTCCTAAGGTCGGGAGTGGTGCCCTTCGGCGCGGACCAGAAAACCTACGATATGGGTGTTCTGTACGTTAGCACAGAGGGGTGTCAAGAGGGTGAGCCTCAAGGAATTCTCGAAGTTGAGTATGACATTGAACTTATGGACACACAATCGTCCAGTGGGGGTACTTTTACAAATAAGTACACCTCATTCTTCTCCCTATTAGGAGAATCGTTCAAATGGGATGCCAACAACCCAATCCATTACATGGACTGGCGTATACCGATAGACAATCCGCTCG